CCTTCGAGGGATACGTCGTCACATCGCGATAACGCACCGACTCGGCCCACTCCACGACCAACACGTAGTCGCGCGGCTTCTTGTGCGGCGGAATGTGCTGTTGTTGCACACCTGGATCAGACTTGCGCCGCTCCGCTGCTGGAGGACCGGCGAATTTACGCTTGGAATGCAGATCTGTCATGCACTTATTGCCCGGTTGTCGAAGCTGAAACGCAGAACTTGGATCCCCACTTTGTCTGCGATCTTCGCCATGTGCGCCGTGCCGGGACCACCGGGGAAGACCACGACCAGATCGGGATGCAATAGCAACATGTTCTGGTTGCGGATCGCCCCTGCGGCCCTGCCGTGGACGTGCCACAGCGCCGGGACGAGTACGGGCTGAATGCCCCGTACGGTTGCCCAACCGTGTGCCAACTGATCAGCTCCACGCGCGTCACCGTGAATCACGAGTCGCACGGGATTGAGCATCTCCATTCCACGTTTAGCAACATCATCGAGGGTGTCAAAAATAAAAGGCTCATTTAGGAAATTGCGACCGCCGCAAACGAGGATCTTCATGATCGTTCCCTTTACCGCTTGAAGATTTCTTCAACTCTACTCCTCGGTGTAAATCGTTCAACCCTTTCACACTTCCTGACACAACCACAATCGACCACAATCGCCAATTGACCACACCGGAAATTTGCGGAGAGGGACCCCCGTGACCGGGCCGGGGACCGGGGGGTCGGAATTAAGGTAGGGTCCCCTTTTTGGGTCCCCCTTTTGGAATCGATCCCCGGCAACCAGGAAGGACTCTGGGTCACAGAGTGGGTCACGAGGCCCACGCGCCGCGCGCGGCCCTAGGATTACCGGCATTCGCTGATCGGTTGCCGGTTCTCATCCAGAACGCGCGTTAGCGCTACCAGGGCGTCTGCGGGGCGCTGACGAGGCGCAGGCGGGGTGCTGGCCCACAGCGGCGGCACTGGCTGCGCAGGGGCTCGCGCGGCCCGCCGCCGCTGTGGGATGCCTGCCCCAGTGCATTGTGTTCCTCACACTTTGTCCATCTTGCCCTCGCGTCGCAGGATGACGACCATCTGCATGGCGAGGTCGATGTGGCGGGGGACCATGCGTGTGCCGCTGCAGTAGTAGCGCATGGTGCGGGGGTCGATGCCGAGCGCACGCGCACCGGCACGTTGTGAGAGTCCGCACAGCAGGAGCTGATAGCGGATGCGGTCAGCGGGGTTGAGGTCAGCGGGGATTCGCTTTGCCATAGTTGATCATGTATTCGGTGAGAGCTTGGAAGCCTGTCATCACATCGAGGGTGTGATACGCGGTAATGATCGGGGAGCCGCGCCACAGCGCCGCAAATCGTTCCTGGCCGGTCGTGGGCGTCGAGGCATGCTTCGCTTCAACCAGGGCGGTGAGCCCGTTACGACCGATCACAAGGTCTGGGAAGTCATGGCCGACCTGGGAGGTATCAGCGACGCTGAAGCCGAGCTGCTCAAGCTCGCGAGTGATCACCCAGTGGTTGCTGTCGTGTCGGTGGCGGCGGTGCATGGTGGGGTGCGCAGCAGCGCATGCGTATGGAAGTACGGCTTGCCGTGGACGAAGGTGAAGCCATAGCGGGAGGCCAGGACGCGATTGCACAGCAGGAGATTGTAATCGCGGCTGTACACGCTCAAGGGGGCACCCAAGGGCGGCTCGACGGTGTCGATGTACAGATGCAGCTTGAGCGCCAAGCTGCGACAGGCGGCGATCGCGCTCATCGCATCTCCTTTTTTGCATTTTGGCGCACGCGTTTCCAGAAGACGCGTTTCCAATCTCGGAGGTGTTTCCACCATTGAGGGGATCGGGTAGCGAATTTTGCGTAGGCCATTTCAATCCAGATCAGCGCAGCTCATTGCCGTTCGTACGTGTAATGGTCGGACACTAAAAACGTGTAATGGTCCATAGGCCTTAGGTCTCATCCAGGTTCATCGGCAGTTTTTCACCTCAGCCCGTTGCGCTGTCCTAGCCCGCTTTACCGGAGGGCGGGTTCTGCCAACCCGGCTGTTCGAGGACATTCAAGTGGTTCTCGCCGAGTGCAGGTGTTGAAGCACGGCTGCTGCCGACGGCATGCGTTGTTCGTACAGCTTGATCGAGGTCATGTACGCGCCCACCGATTCCTGTGCGCCGGGATCACGAAAGCCGACGGCCTTGGCGCGCGCGCGCGCCTCGGCCCACTCGGCGCTGTGATCCGGTTTCATCGGTGGCGCTTTGCCGTTGGTCTTCTGCGGTGCGAAGAGTCCCTGGTATCCGTTCGCGATTGAGTACTCGACCGCATCGCGTTGTCCCGGTCCCATGTTGGCGAGTCGCTTGGCGGCGATTGCTTGACTCGCGGGGCGCACCGGCTTGTGGATGGCGATGCGATACGCGATCCAGTCTGACCACGCTTTGCAATCGAGTCCTACTACGCTCGCTGCATCGAACGGTGCATCTTTGTTTTTAGTTTTACTCTGAACTCTGGACTCTGAACTCTGAACTCTGAGGGGCGTGACATGGTTGTGACGTGCTGTGACTTGGTTGTGACCGGCTGTGACTTGCTTGTGACGCAGACGTGACTTAGCTTTGCGCTCACGAGCTGCGGCACGCAGCTTTGGATCGAGACCATTATCTTCAAGGAAATTAGGCAAATGTATGCGGTCCGGGTTGATGACTTGAAGCCATTCAGGTGGGACGATGTCGCAGAACTTATCGACCCCGACGATGTGATTTACGTCGTCCGGGGTACACGCGAGCGTGTTGTCGTCACGCACATGTTCAAACGCGAATGCCCACAGGCGGCACAAACCACCGACGACTAGTGTCCGTGCGGTGTCAAACGGTGTGATCTGACCGTGACATAGGCGTGACGCCATTGTGACCACCTTGGGACCGGTCACGGTGTCGATCCGCATCTTCACAAAATTATCCCGTTTGCTCATGGTGTTGTCGCCTCCATGTGGGGCTGCGCCTTGCGTGACCGGCGCGCGTACAGCGTCTGATCCACCACCAGTCGCCCGCCCGTGATGAATTGAAGTTTGTACGCTGCACCCTGCGGGATGATTTCCGGCCACTGACTCACGGCGCTGGGCGATATGCCGAGTACTTCCGCGACCGCATAGAGCGTCTTGAAGTACTTGCGCACGTCAGATTTCTTCATAGAGGTGTGGAGAATAGTCGCCGAAAAAAAATATGCAATTCCAATTGACTATTTTTTTCTGAAGCATAGTCTTCCGTCGCTTTCGGTGGTTTTAGCCTATGTTTATAGGGATTTGCGCAGTGTTATGAACGCCGCGCAAACACCACGTGAACGCTCACGTACACCCTGTGAGTGATAACGAACGAGGTGATGAACATGCACGTCTTTGCGATCTTCATCTGGATCTGCCTCGGCTTTGTGCTGCTGCTCATCGCCGCGTCGATCGTCCTGATCGCGACCGACACCCTCGCGCGCCTCATCCGCCAACACCGCTTGAAGCACCGCCGCATTGCACACCGATCCCCCAGCCCATTCGACGGCGCGAGGAAACCATGAACGAAGTGACCACGATTCCTGATGGCGACATGATCATGCGAATCATTGACCGGGCCTCCACAGCTCCTGAGTTCGATCTGGGGCGGTTGGAGAAACTCTTGGACCTGAAGGACCGGTGGGACCGCGCCGAGGCACAGCGGGCTTTTGCCATCGCCAAGGTGGCATTCAAACGCGATGCCCCGGTGCTGCACAAAAACAAAACCGTGAGCTTCGGCCAAACGAGCTACATGCATGCGACCCACGATGAGGTCACGAGCAAAATCTCCACCGCGCTCGCCAAGCATGGCTTCAGCCACGCATGGAGCATGAGCCAGGACAACGCCAACAAGATCACGGTGAAATGCACGTTGACCCACGTCGGCGGGCACTCAGAGTCGGTGGAGCTGTCGAGTGCGCCCGATCAATCCGGCGGCAAGAATTCCATTCAGGCGATTGCCAGTGCCACCAACTACCTGCAGCGCTACACCTTGATCGCAGTCACCGGCATGTCGGTCGCCGAGGCCGACGATGATGATGGACGCACGAGCGACGTCCAGGTGCCGCTGCTGCAAGAGGTGTGGGCCGAATTGCACGCCGCATCGGAGCGCGGCACCGCCGCCCTCGCCGAGGCGTGGAAGGGATTGAGCGATGCGAATCGCGCCATCATCGTGCTGCACTACCAGCAGCGCTGGGCCGACACCAAAGCCTACGCGGGCAGCGTGCCGAAATTCACAGAGGCGGCAACCCAATGAATATTCCGACCACCGAGGAGCTGTTGGAAAAGATCTGCGACATCTTGGAAGAAATCAATTCCACACTCGACCACATCAATGGGTGTCTGAAGCGCTCGCTTGAGATGTTGGAGGACATCAGGAGTGCGCAGCGATGAAGTTTACTGTCATCGACGCCGAGCAGCGCTCGCCCGAATGGCGACGCGCGCGAGCAGGAAGGCTCACCGGCTCGCGCGCACAGATGGTCTTGACGCAGGGGCGCAAGGGATCGGAGTCCGTGCAACGCCGCGACTACCGGCTGCAGTTGGTCGCCGAGCGCATCGCCGGGGAAGCGCAGGACAATCTCTACCACAACGCGGAGATGGAACGCGGCAATCAACTTGAGCCCGTGGCGTTTGCGATGTACGAGGCATTGCACGGTGAACTCGTGCGGCGCACCGGCTTCCTGTCCGCTGAGGAGCTGATGGTCGGCTGCTCACTCGATGGTGACATCAATGAGTTCTCAGGCATCGTGGAGTTGAAGTGTCCCAAGATGTCCACGCACTTGTCCTACCTCGCTGACCCCACGCAGTTGCAAGCCGACTACTTCGCCCAGGTGCGCCATAACCTCTGGGTGTCGGGCGCTGCCTACTGCGACCTGATCTCCTTCGATGATCGATTGCCCGCCCACCGGCAGATGCTGCGGGTGCGGATCGAGCGCTACAACGCGCAGCTCGCCGAGTATGAGGCCGAGGCGCTGAAATTCTTAAAAGAGGTAGATGACCACTACCAACTAATTATGGATGGAGCGTATTCATGATCCCGACCGCACATGACGCCTTGCCGTTTATCTTCAAGCCGCTGTGGGACTACGACAATCGAGTCTTTGCCCACTACTTCCCGAGCTTTCCGCTGTCGATCGACAATCGCGATCCGCCGAATGACTACTACAACGTGCAGTTCCTCACCACGACCGGCGAGGGCGGCAAGCACGCTGCGTACGGCGGGTTCTTGCGCTCGCGCCCGCTCGCCGTGCCACCGATGCAGGGAAGCCCCACCAAGCAGGTGTACTCGATCCCAAACCTCAAGCGTGAGATCGAGATGGCAATCTCGCGCGGCATCACCGGCTTCTGCCACAACATCCTGTCCGTGTCCGATGGGCTCACCGGCACCGTGCCGTGGATGCTGCAGGCGGCGGGCGAAGTGGACCCGCGCTTCAAGATCATTCCGATGCCCGACATGAATGCTCTGGCGTCGGCGCACACGAGTGACTTCATCAACATTCTCACCCTCTGTGCGCAGTCTGACTCCGTGATGCGGCTCCGTGATGGGCGCATGGTGATCACTGCCTATAACGCACCTGCGCGTCCCCTGAGCTTCTGGACGGATCTGTTCCATCAGTTGAATGCCGCAGGCATCAACGTCGCGTTCATGCCCACGCTCGTCGGCGGACCGAGCGATGCGGGTGGATTGAACCCGGTCTCCTGGGGTGTCGGAGCCTGGGGCACCGCGACACCGGCTCCATCGGCAGCCTTGAACCCCGACAAGGCGCATGCGGCGGGCTTGAAGTTCATGTCGCCCGTCGATCCGCAGCAGTCGCGCCCTAAATCCAAGAAGTTCTGGGAAGCCGCGAATTATGCCGCGTTCTTGAACTCCTTCACCGCATCGAGCAACACCGGCTGCGATTTCGTGCAGCTCGTGACGTGGAACGATTACAGCGAGGCGTGCCAGTGTTGCCCTTGCACGAATGCCGCATTCAATCCCTCCCTCGGCACTGGGTTCTATGACTTGACCGCATTCTTCGCGACACTCTTCGCCACGGGCTATCAGCCCGAGATCACGCAAGATGTCCTCTACTTCGCGTATCGGCAGATGCAACTGCCGTGCGTGCATCCGCAACAGAGCGCGGATTTCACGGTGGAGACCACTGGTGGAACTACAGAGATCGATGAGATCCAGGTGGTTGCCTTCCTGATGACGCCTGGGATCGTTGAGATCGCAGTCGGCGCGCAGGTGAAGCAGCGCAACTGCGATCGCGGCATCCAGAGCTTCCGTGTGCCGCTTGCCGTCGGCACGCCGGTCTTCACGCTGATTCGCAATGGCTCGAACGTCTTCAGTGGCAAGGGACCCATGCCGATCGTTGACAGTGATGTGGGTCTGCCGTCGGGGATCCTCGACATGACCTATTTGAGCGGCAGCATTACCAGGAACGGACTCACCTCGTATGAGTTCATGGTGCCCCATGGCGAAGTTTGACAACAACAATTCGGGAGTGCTGTACAAGAACGACAAGGAGGGCCATGCGAACCGCGCGGACTATCGCGGCAATGCCGAGGTGAACAGCATCGAATACTGGCTCGATGCGTGGATCAACGAGACGCGCGACGGGATGAAGTACATGCGGCTGCGCTTCAAGCCGAAACAGCAGCCCTTGGGAGAACAGCAGCAACCTAAACCGCAGCAGCCCGACTTTGACGACAAGATCCCGTTCTGATGGGAGACGAACGCCAAACCGATTGGGTGGCATGGACGCGTAAGCACACGCGCAAACGCGGGCATGCGACATCGGTCGCTGCCGCGCAGTCGATGGAGAAAACAGCAGGCTCACTGTGCGTTCGCATCTTCAAATGCATTCGCGATCATGGTTCAGCCACACACAGCGAGATCGCTGCGCGCTTAGGCATGACACCCGAGCAGATTCATAAACGCCTCTCCGACCTTGAGGAGGACGACCTCATCATCGCGAGCGGCATCACGAGGCCGGGACCATCTGGCAGGGAACAAACCGTATGGAAAATAAAGTGAACGCAGGACCCAAGATCATTCAGTTCCCGCATGCGGCGAAGATCTGGGGAACGGACAAGAACATCATTGCGGAGGTGATCACGATCCGCCCGCAGGACGCGACTGCGTGGCTCAAGTGCAATCGCCTGAACCGCCCTGTGCGCCGCAGCCACGTGGCATTCCTCGCCCAGGAGATCACCAACGAACACTGGCAGGTGAACGGGCAGGCGATCGTGATCGCGGACGATGAAGCAGTCCTCGATGGGCAGCACCGGCTGCTCGCCATCATCGAGGCCGGGATGCCGATTCAATCGCTGGTGGTGTATGGCATCAGCCCCGAGGCGTTTCGCACGATCGACACGGGAGCCGTGCGAACCAGCGCTGATGCGCTCGCGCTGCATTATCACGACGAGGCGCAGTCGCATGTGACGGCAGTGGCGACCGCTGCGCAGTGGTGCGTGCGGATGGAGCGCGGCTTCACCCGCAGCCGCCTGCGGCTCTCGAACACCGATGTGATTGAGTACGTCAAGGAACACCCGAGCATGTTCTCCTGCGTCGAGACATTGATCGGCTATCCGCGCGAGGCGCGCCCGATGAGCTTGGGCTGCGGCACCGCGCTCTATGAAATGTTTCAGCGCAAACATTCGGAGCAGGCGGATGCGTTCATGCGCAACCTGTTCACGGGGGAGAACCTGGCGCGCACGGATCCTGAGTATCTGCTGCGCCACATCTTCATCCGCGATGCCGAGCAGCGCGTGGCGAAGCTGCCGATTGCGGTACGCATGCGAATGGTGATCAAGGGATGGAACTGGCGGCGGCGCGGCAAGGACGAAGCGAAACGTGAGAACGTGATGATCCGCCCCGATGAGGATCCCAAGGTCAGAATATTTTGAAGGTGGACGCAATGGAGAAACCGTGGATGGAATTAGCCGAGGCCGCGCAGCTCTTGCACATGTCGGTCACGGGGTTGCGCAGTGCCATCCAGGCTGACCGCTGTCCTGTGCCGAGCTACAAATTGGGACGGCGCATTGTGATCGACCGGCAAGTGATGGCGCGCTTCTTCGATGAGCAGCGCAAGGCGGGACTGGCAGAGTTGGAGCAGCGTCCGCGCCGGTCGCGGCACCCGGTCAAAGAGCGGCGTGCTGCCGCCAAGGGTGAGGTATGAGCGGCGATCGGTTCTTGCGGTTGCCCGAGGTCAAGAAGAAGCTGGGAGTCTCGGAGACGACGGTGTGGAGGTTGATCAAGCGGGGCGAATTGGCTCGCCCCGCTAAGATCGGTAAGTACACGACGGTGTGGCTTGAGAGTGAGATCACCTCCTATATGGACAAGCTGATCAAGCAACGAGACGCAGTTTAGGCTTCTGCTGCGTCGGCTTGCCGCCGCGCTTCATCTCATCGATGGCATCGGACCAGGCCTGCATCATCTTGCGGCGCTGATCAATCAACTGATCGCGCATGTAGATGCCCTTCACGCCGGGGATCTTGTGCGCGAGCTGCAGCTCGATCGCATCGCTGTTGAATCCCATGACGGTGAGCATCGAGCTGGCGCTGGAACGAAAGCCGTGTGCCGCATGCTTGCCCTGGTACCCCATGAACGCCAGCGCACGATTCACCGTGCGATCCGCGAGGTGCTTCGTCGGATCCTTATCCTGCGGGAACATGAGAGTCTGCGTGCCGGTGAGCGTGTGCAGCTCCTTGAGCATCGAGAGGACCTGACGCGAGAGCGGCACCGCATGATCGCGCCGCTTCTTCATGCGCGAGGCCGGGATGTTCCACTGGGCGTTGTCCCAGTCGATCTCCGACCACTGGCCTGCGCGCATCTCCTTGGGACGCGTCATCAAGTGCGGCATCATGCGCAGCGCGATCGTCGTCGTCGCGTATCCCCTGTACCGGTCGATGGCATTGAGCAGCCCACCGAATGCCTTGGGCTCGATGATCGCCGCGATCGGGGTGGTCGCACGCTTACCCAACGCTTCGCCTAAGTCCGATGCCGGGTTGAACTTCGCGCGACCGGTCAGCATCGCGAGGCTGAACATGCGCTTCAGCTCCTTGCGCACGGCATTCATCGCCTCGTATTTCTCCTGCTTCTCGATGATCTGCAGCAACGCGTAGATGTCCATCGGCGTGACCGCATCGATGGGGCGCGTGCCGATCTCAGGCTTCACCCACTTCTCGTAACGATTCTGAATCGCGAGCATGCTGCTTGCCGTCAAATGGCGCAGCTTGTTCTGCCATTCGGTGGCGAGGGAATCGACGGTGTTCTTGTACCCGGCAGTGACCGCTTTCTTGACCTGCATCGGATTCTGCTTGGTGTTGCGCAGCTTGACGCGTTCCTCCTCGCACAACTCGCGCGCCTTCTGCAGCGAGACGCCGGGATAGATCCCGAGCGACATGTTCTGCTCGCGGCCCTCGAACTTGAAACGGAAGCGCCACAGCTTGCTGCCCGTGGGCATCACGAGGAGTGACAGCTTGTTGCCGTCACTCACCCGGTACTGCTTGGCAGTCGGCGCGAGGTTCTCAATCTGCTTGTCGGTCAGCAGTCCTTTGAATTTTGCTTTGCTCATGTTGTCCTCTAAGTAAGTAATCTGTTTCTCGTCTCAAACCAAGACGGGCATTCACTCGTGACCCACAAATCGAGAATCTTCAGAACCCGACACCCTCGTGACCCACAAATGACCCACAAATAGTATGACATGCCCTGTGGGTCATGGAAAGCTCTGGAAGGCTCCTGAAGGCATAAAACAAGGGTTTCTGTGAGGAAATGCCGGTTCTGGAAAACGCCTGAAAACGGGTTGTTATTTGTACATCAGAACTGTCATTTTGAGCGCAAACGCCTAGTTTTATAGGGTTTTTGCCCCTTCCAACCCCCCGTGACCCACACCGTGACCCACGCGGCTTTTGGACGCCTCTAAAGCTGGGTTGGATTTCCCTCGCAAAGAAGATTAGGTTTCTTAAGGGGGAGGCCTCGCGCCTTATCCCACACCGTAAAACGGAACCTGTCAAAAACGGAGGCTAGGTAATGCCAATTTGCATCATCTGCGAAGAGCAAGAACTGAAACCACGATCGCAACTGCCGACCTGTACCCTGTGCCGCGCGAGCATGGGAGTGTGGGCACGACGACGTCCCGCACAAGTCTTAGAGCGACGACGCAAGCTGCACATCTATGACACGAGAATGGAACACGTTATTGATCGCAGCCCCACGGAAGAAGGTGGTCCACCCACATCTGCAAAACGAAAAGGGAAACGATAAATGGAAACCGCAACTACAGAAGAGACGCCGACGATAACCGGTGAGGAGTTCAGGCAGAAAATCTCGCAGCAGAAGATAGGGAGGAAGACTCGCCGCCGCCACAACTACAGCGTCGCAGAGAAGCGTGCGCTTATTGAGAAGTGGCGCAAGAGCGGACTGGGAACGCACTTAGGCGCGAGGAAACTTGGCGTCCATAACTCGATGCTGCGACGGTGGCTCGCCGACAAAAACGTCACGGGGAAAGCCCCGGCGGTTGCCAAACCAAAACCTAAGAAGACTCTCAAGCGTCCCTATTACGCACCGTCCAATCTCTCAGACAACGTCAAACGCAAAGCGGTGGAAGAGTTCCAGAGCGGAAAAACACCGATTGCTATGCTCGCCAAGAAGCTGAAGGTCAATGAATCCTCGATCCGCAATTGGCACAAGAAATTCGGCTCACACAAAGCGCCGAGTGGGTGGGAGGTGCGGCGGCAATACGCGGAAGGGAAGAGGGGGAAGACGGGGAAGGGAGAGCGGCAGACCTACACAGCGGAGTACAAACAAAAAGCGATTGCCAGAGTCAAAGCGGGGGAAACGACAATGGGTGTCGCGGAGCAGTTGGGCATCTCGACGGGGATGTTGTCGAATTGGGTGGCGGGTCGAGGACTGGGGCAGACCGGACACAATAGACCAGCGGCATCAGCGCCCGCAATAGTTGATGACGTTCAGCTCACCAAGAACGGGAAACACGATGCGATCGTGTTTTTGCGCATGGCGCGCGATGAGGGAAATCTTCGCGTTCAATCGGGGAAGATGAGGATCGATGATAAGTTGATCCTGTATCCTATGCTCGCGTTGCAGTCACTCGGAGAAAAGTAATGCTTATCTTGACACGGAGAGTCGGTGAGTCGGTGATGATTGGCGAACACATTCAGGTGACCATACTGGCCGTTAGAGGCAATCAGGTGCGCGTGGGGATCAAAGCTCCTAATGACGTTCAGGTTCATCGCGAGGAGATCTATCAGCGCATTCAGGATGAAGGCGAGAAGAAACAGGGCAGCGGGGATCATTAGATCGTCCGAGCCCCAGTTGGTGCTGCCCCTGCTCCTCGATGTGGCAGCAGCCGGTCAGAAACAGCATAAGCAGCCATCCTCTCATGAGGGTGGTGGCGGCGGCGGCGGCGGCTCACTGCGCCGCCCTATCTCGATGGCAAGCGCATTCCAGCACTTGCTCCATACGGGCACTTCGCTGCCTTGCAACTGCACGCGATTCAAAAATGCTTGTAGATTCTTCAGGTCATCCAGGTCCACAACTTTTTTCCTTTTATAACCACAACGGAATGTACATGGTGGTGCCGTTGATCGAGATCGGCAACCACGATGATGCGGCAGTCGCCGCACCAGGCTTGACGGTTCCTAATCCTGTGGGTGTCGCTGCGCCCGTGGTCGCAGAAGCGTCTATACGGAACGCCGGGGTGCCTACGCCTTGAACGTTGTTATCTAAGTACAGCGCTAGCGTAGTGCCGCCCGTAACTGCCACAGCGATGCCAGCACCAGCACCAACGAGTTGCAGAGCGCGTGAACCACTCACTGCATTGACAGTCAACGCAACGCCACTGGTCGGCGCATTGATGGCGACGCTGCCCGTCGTGCCAATCGTCATGCGCGCAGTTGGACCACCCGACGCGAGGATCAATTGACTTTGCGCACGTAAAGTAGCGTCATTTACTGAGCCGCTTGATAGCGAAGCTGCAGAACCAAAAAATGCGTAGTTGGTACCACTGTTATTAATAACAATGTAACCACCGCTCGCATTGGTGCTATCAAACGCCGCAATATTTTGGTTCGCTGCGGCAGACACTAACAGTGCAGTAGCGCCACCACTGCCGTTGACACTCAGCGCAGTGCCGCTGCTAGGTGCTGTGATCGCGAAGTTACCTGCCGTGGTGACAGAGAACGCTACCGTTGACGCGGTATTGTTGAGGAGACGAAAGACGCCACCGGCATCCACCGTTTGCCATGCCCAATTCTGGGGAGTTCCCGTGGTAGCTATCTGGATGCTTGCATTAAGACCGGAGAACGTAGCACACGGGACACCTGCCGAATTATTAACAACTAATGAAACTGCTCCACCCGACGAAGGACCGTTGACGGTCAGCGCTGTGCCGCTGGATGGCGCAGCGATGGTGAAATTGCCAGCGCCATTGGCAGCAAGCACACTGCCACCATTTACAAAAAGTCCACCAGCATTCAGGGTGCCCGTGCCCTTATCTGTCTGACCATTGGTGATGATTCCACCAGTGCCACGCACTACCAAAAATTGCACGGTGTTTGCTTGGTTGATAATCGCTAGCGCAAAGTCGGATGCATTCGTCCCGGCAAATACCTCAAGTCCGTTCGATAGGCCAGCCGTAGCGATGCCATTGACGGTGAGCGCTATACCACTCGTGGGCGGCGCGACCACCCAAGCACCATTCGGATCGATTTGCCCGCGATAAATATTGTTGGTACCAAAGACCAGCGGATAACTCCCGACGTTGCGCAAGCCAACCTGCGCGCCGATCGGACCTCCCGTGAGAAACGGGGTCGCCTGCGCGGCATTCGTGGCGAAGAAATTGCCCTGCGTGGCATTGGCGATCACCGAGAAAAAAGAGGTGTCGCCCGACAATGGACTTGTGTTCCTGATGCTGACCGAGATCGCGCCCGACACCGGCACACCCCCGACGAGCAGCGCGTCGTTGACCGCCGGGGATTGTGGAATGACGGTGAGTGCCGGTGCGCCATTAGTCGGAGGACCGGCCAGAAGATTGGTGAAGGGAATGGTGCCCGCCGCAAGTCCGTTGATCTTCTGGAATGCCGGGCGCGCAGGATCACCGGTCACATCATTCGGGAATTGTCCAACGTTGATGAGATCCGCCATCAAAACTCCTTACGTTGCATAGACGCCAGCGTTCTTCAGCGTCTGCAAAATTTGCGCAATCGCACTCGAACACTGCGCGAGCGTCGCAGGCCCTGCTCCAGGGAAGTTGGCAACGGGTCCCGATACACCACTGACGGTGCCCCACCCCGCGAGCGGCGCGGCCCAGATCGGTTGTACTTGAGAGCCGACGATGAACGATGCGGCAGAAGTGATCGAACCAAACACCGTGAGCTGTCCCACTCCGTTTAAATTGAGCAGTTGTTGTGTGAGCGCAGCGTTGACGACTCTGAATGAATTATCCGCCGCAGTCACTCCCGCAAAGATCGCGAGGCCTGAAGATTGTCCCGGCACATTTTGATTGGTAATGGCGGCGACCGCATTTGTGCCGAAACCGACACCCGACACGACCAGTGCCGTGCCGCCGCCCGGTTCACCAAACACCCGCAAGCCGGTGCCAGTCGTCGGCGCAGGGATGATTACGTTGCCGCTGGAGTTCCATTGAATGATCGGCGTACCGTTATTGAACGGAGCGCTACTTGAGGTGTATGCAATCGACCATGTGAGCGGCGAATCATTTTGAAGGAGTGAGTACCCAGCACCAGCGCTGTTCAACGCGAGGAGCGGTCTCCCAGAATTCGTGAACTGAACTGTCCCCAAAACGTTGATCGCAGGATTGGTCGCCACATTCGCCGATATCACCGTGAGTGCGGTGCCCGAGGACGGCGGACCCACAATAAGATTCGACTGCGAGAGCGCGCCTAAAATATTGTCAACGCTCCACAGTTGATTGCCCGCCGCATCCTGCAACACGAACTTGTACGCAAGCCCCGGATTCAGCCACACGTTGGCTTCTCCCAACGTATTCAAGATCACAGGGTTCGTGTTCTGCGTCGTCTGCGTCGAGTCAACGTAGGTCGCTTGCGGTGTGTTGGTGCCTGCAATGAACGTGAAGAGCTGCCCACCGACCAAGGGTGCGCCCGAGGGTGCGAACGCTTGGAAGACCGGCTGTGGTGCGAGTTGGGCGCTCATGGTGTGTAGTTGAAGACGACCACGCCCGCCCCCCCAGGCCCGCCGCCGAATCCGGCAGAATAAGGGAAGCCGCCGCCGCCCCGCGTGCCGCCTGAGAATATTCCGGCGATGCCATTGCCACCCGGCCCAAAGTTCGTGGCTACGTTGCCGCTGCTGCCTGCACCACCGCTGTTGCCGGTGGTGTTGGTAGTGCCGCCGGTTGCGGTTCCACCGGGACCACCGCTGCCCGCTGCAGGCGGCGCATGCGCCAGGGTGCCACCTTGGCCTGGGTTGCCGGTCAAGGTCGCGAGCGTGAACGTGCCGCTACTGACGCTCGATGCGGTGCCGTTCGTGCCGTTCGCACCAATGACACCGACTCCCGCCGCACCCACGGTGAAGTTCATCGTGGAGCCCGCAAAGCCTGTGACGACGATGTTCTGTCTGCGGCAATAGCCACCTGACCCGCCGCCGCCGCCACCAGCGGTACTCGCCGGGATCGCATTCGAGCCAGCGCCATCACCACCTGCACCAGAAGCTCCCCACACCTCGATGGTGAGCTTGTTCATACCCGCCGGGATCGTCTCGGTAAACGTCCCAGCAGTGGTGTAGATGTGCTGCACGCTGTTCTGCGCGGAGCCGGTTGAAAGCAGCGTTACGATCAGATAGCTGCCCGCGCGCAAAATCGTCGGCGACACGTTCGATGCGTTCTGCGCCCAGTACACTCCAAAGATACCTGGGGTCGCACACAGGAAGCTGCCGGTGTAGAGCATGATGTTGCTGTTGGCACCGGTCGCCAATGTCGCGAAAGTAATCGGCGCACCGTACGGCGATTGATTCAAAGGACCGACTGGCGCACCGTTCACCTGTCCCGATGCAGTCGTCGGCACGACGCCGCGCGAATCGGCTGCTGATCCTAAGTCCTGCCACTTGAATCCTGCGCCAGCGACTGCCGAGTCGAAGATCAGATACGCGGTCCACTGATAACGCCCGACGATGAGCGGGTTGCTCACGAGATCAGGATCGAGCGTAAATGCCGTGCTGGAGGCGATCTGCGTGTCGGCGGGTTTGATCTTCGCGTTCGCCGAGCTGCCGCCGCCGCCAAGCGCAGTCTGGTAGATGGTGAGCTTCCAACTGCCGCTGCCCAGGAACTGCATGATGAAGGCGTCCCCCGGCAGGGTCACAATGCTGGCATTGCCGGGAAGGATCATCGCCACCGGGTCGTACGTGAGCTGCAGCGAGGATTGCACGCGGCAGAAGTAGAACGGTGCGGCGAGGCTCGCACTATTACCGAAACTCGTGATAGTGGTCGTGCCGGTGATGAGCGCAACGTGTGCAGGCACGCTGCCCAAGTCACACGTTGCCGCCGAGGCGATCGGCACCTCGGTGCCAAACGTGCCCACCGTCGAGCCCACGAAGGATCCCACCGAGAGGAGCTGCCACACCCCGTTGTAGAACATGACCTCGGTGGTTGCACCTGCAGTGATCTGACCGGAACCGAGCGGTGAGCCGTCGATGTTCACGATCGACAGCGCGCCCGTGCCATTGACGTTCAACGTCGATGCGCCCGTGTTGCTGTTCGAGGGGACCCAGTAGATGACCGTGCCGTTGGGGATGGGACCTGTGAACGGCGCAACGTAGTTCAGTACGTACGCATTCGGGCCGCCGGTATCGACGCCACCAAAGAGCGACAGCAACTGGTTCTGCACGACGTTGTCGCGCGTCCAGATGATGTTCCCGGCAGGATCCTGCAGTTGGAACTTGTACGTGACATTCGGCGGCAACCACAGCGAACATTCGCCGCGCGCATTCAAGATGATCGGGTTCGTGTTAGGCGTCCCGCCGCTGTTGTCAATGTACGTGGCGAGCGGCGTATTCGTGCCGCCCGCGTACGTGAACAATTGGCCGCTCGCGAGGAATGCGCCGTTATTGCCAAAGAATTGCTGAGTGAGGTAGGGCGCTAGAACTGTCGTAGTCACGGCTTGTAGTCGATGCCTGCTCCAGGTCGCGTCACTCGCTTCACGAACTTCGCGCCCTTCTCAGGCAGGATGCCAGTTCGTTCCGCCACCTTCTTCGCCACGGGATAAACGCCGGAACTCTTGATGGTCAAATAATGTTCACCGCCGGTCTTCGCCATGTCGGCGAGTGCCTGCGCGGTTCCCGATTTGCTCACGATATTGCCTTCGGGCAATCGCTTCGCGCGGCTCAACGTGTCATTGAAGTCGCTGATCTTGCGTCGCAGCTCTGGGTCTCGCACCAGTTGTTCTATCTTGCCGCCACCCAGGATCTTCGGATCGGTGAGCGCTTGATTGAATCCTCCCGGCTGCATGTTCGCGCCCTTCCCCGTCGCGGACTTCTTCAGTCTATCCAACACGTGCGCGTGCAGCGCTTCCTTGAAATCAGGATCCTCGCCAATTTTTGTCATCAAATTTTCCACGTTCGCCTGCCTGCCCCTGACCAGATATTTGTCGAGGAAATCATCCGCGAGTGGCGAGAGCTTGCCGGGTTCAACATCCGGTCCTTGCACCACCGCTTTGTAGGCAGGATCCGCGTCGATCTCATCGAAGCGCGCCTTCGCCGAGGCGCGCGCCTTGTCGGCAAGAACCTTGAGATCTTTTGCTTCGCCTGTGAGCGGGATCTCTTCGAGTCTTTGTCGGACCTTGCCCGCCGCCGCTTTCTGCGTGGCGGTTCCATCCCGCATGGTTTCCGCCAAGCGGGTGCGCAGATTCTCGAACTGTTGGAAGGAGATCTCGCCACCGTTCGCAAGCTTGTCGCGAATTTTCGTCCACGAGGAAGGCATCACGCTTTGATCAAACAGCCCCTCCTCCATGTCGTGATCAATATTGCTGACGAGCTTCGGTCCATCGATGGGCATCGTCTGCCCGTTGTGTGCATCCTGCAGCGCTTTGTAGTTTGCGCTGATCTCCGCGCGTTTGGGCGCGTCGTATGCCTCGATCGCATTCACTGCGGTCTGTCCACGCTGCGCCTGGGTCGTGTGGATCTGCGACGGTGACGCGTCGCGCGCCATTTCGTTGTATGCACCTTCCAGATCATCCGCGCGGTTCTTGTAGAACTCCGCCATCTCAGGAGTGTTGCGCTCGCGGCTGATGCCGCTCACATCATTGGTCGCTTCGCCCTCAGTCAAACTGATGTGCCTGCCGGTCTCTGGATTCTGGAATTGATCCGCCCTCACCTGCGCATCTAAGGCCGGTTCATGCAGCGTGTTGTTGGTGGTGGTGCCCGCCTTCGAGATCGCTTCGCGCAGCGGCGGACTCACCTTCGACAGATCGCGCGGTATGCTTGCCGCGCCCTGCGATTGCTTTGCGCTCGATCGTGCCACTACCTCTTCGGGCGCGAGAGATTCGCCGACATCGCGCAGAAAATTTGTCGCCTGCTTCAATCCAGGCACAACACCCAACACAGTTCCGACGTCCTGGCCCACGGGGAACCCATAACGCCGCGTGAATTCCGTTGCCCCGGCGGGAGTGCCGTGCAAGGGATCCAAGGCAAAGCTCGTTGCCTCATCGTCCTCATCCGGCTGCACCACGGTCCCGGCACCGGCACTCTTCGGGATCCGCGACACCACCGCACGCGCGGCGGAACCCAACGTGTCCCCGATCGAGGATCTGACCGCTTGCGCATTCTTACTCAACGGCACATGCAGCCAATCGACCAGAGGGTTATCCGGCGCATCGGGATCATTGCCGCTCCAACGCCGATAGACATCCTGGCCGAGACGCGCCAGCCCGTGGGGAATGTTCACGAGCGGATTCACCGCCATCTCATCGATCCCTGTAGCAAAGCCGATCGGTGTGCCGCTGAATTGGAATGAGGAATTCGATGGTGGTGCCTGTGTCCCCGACTCAGTCGGGAACGCCCCGGTGAGCAGAGCGTTCGTGTCCGTGATCGGAGCCTCATCCTTGGTCGCTGGCGCTGCATTCGGGAAGGCGGCGCGCAGCAGTGCATCGTCGTCATTGGAAGACATGCGGGTCCCTCTTTTGAACCTCGCGCAGATGGTCTAGAAAAAGTCCCGCGTCTTTGGGATTGTCCCAATGCCGCTGCAGGAATTCGTGCTGTGCCTGTCGGCTCTTCTGCGCGAGGAACTCATGCATCAGCGGTGTCGCGGCACCCGTGGCATGCGCGAACTCTCCCTGCCATCCGTTCATCCCTCCCCTCGTGCGATGAGAGTTATCCTCCCTCATCCGACCGAGTGCGAGATCCTGACGCGACATGCCTTTCAAAAAGTCCATCGAATTCGCAATGACTTTCGTCGGCGAATCGGCTGTCGGCAATTGCTTCAATGCTTCCGCCGCACGCGAGTCGGATCCCGAGCGCTCCGTGAGACGTCCCGCAATGATGCCGAGATGCTGCTCCAGTTCCGCCCGCTCATCGTTGTAGGTAGAACCGAGTGAACCGATCATTGAACCGAGTTTGTGTTCGAGCTTGCCTTGCTGGACATCTTTCGACAGCGCCACGATGCGATCGTAGTTGTCGATGTTGGCACTCGCATCGCGCTGCCACCCGGCCACCTTGTTCGAGAGTTCAATATCCTGACTGGCACCGCCGGTCGTGCGCGTCGTCTCCCCTGCGACCGCCGAGCTGGGCGGATTGATATCGGCAGAAGTTCCAGGTGCGCCGGATCCCGGTGCCATGCTGATCTCACCCGTGCGCGGTGCGCGATTGAGGAGTTGGTTCCTCGCGTTCGTCACCTGCTGCGGATGCTGCTGCTCCCACTGCTTGGCAGCGTCTTCCGCCATGAGCTGCTGCGCGTAGAGCGCATCACCCAGTTTGCCCTTCGGCGCGTGCAGCACAACGCTTCCAAAATTATTCGCGATCTTTTGCCGGTTCGGATTCCCCGCGCCGAAATTCTTGTAGTAGTCGGCGATTTTGTCGCGCCCGTCTTTGGTGTCATGGATGATGTCGGCATCATCCGCATAAGCCCCGAGCCCGCGACGCATCTCCGCGATATCATTGAAGTCCAAGCTCTGCAGACTCGTCTTGTTCGCGAGCTGCCCCGTCTTCATCTCCTGAACCCAGCCTTGCGCGAGTTGCTTGCCCGGTCCTAAGGAGGTGAACTCCGGGCTTTGGTACACGGCAGTATCATCGACCGTCCCATCGGGTCCGATGAACTTCTCTGGCTTGAAATTGTTTTTGAAATTCTGGAAGTCCTGCGCCGTCTGCAACTGCAGTCCTTGTACTTTCAGCTCCTGCGCCTTGCCCGCGATGCCGAGAATGTTATTGATCGACGCGAAGGGGTCTTGCGTCTTCCCAGTGTTGCCGACGGGAGTGATAGCCATGTCAGGCCTGCTTCTTCATGAACGCGTTGAGCCACGGCATCGCCGCAGCGGTATTCATCCCGCTCGACAACGCATTGCCGAAACCGACCGTGCCCGCACCCAACGCTGTGCCGACATCGGTCAAACTCTGTCCGATGTTCCCCGCATACGTCGAGCCACCCGTCGCCTGATTGCTCGATGCCGACTCGCCCGTATTCACGACACCCGAGAGCCGGTTGAACACGTTCTGCTGCTGCTCGTTGTACTGCGTGAACGCGTTGTTGAATGCGGTGTTCGCATAGTTCTGATTGAAGCCGACCAAGTCCTTCAACGCTGAACCTGAGAGCGCGCCGGTCTTGGTGTTGTCCTGGCCGAGGATCCCCTGCTGTCCCTGCTGCATCTGAAACTGATACGCGGGAGAGAACTGCTTCATCATGTCGGCAGAGAAGGGTGTCAAGAGCGATCCGAATCCACCGTAGGGACTTGAGTCAGCGACGTTGAGACCATTGGGATCCGAGGTCTTGATCCCAAACTGATTGGTCTTCATGCCGGTCCCGCCGGGAGTGCCGAGGCCCAGCAGATAGTTCAACTGCGCGGAGGCCGCGCCACCCATTTGCCGATAGCCCGCAAGATCCCCGCGCTGCGTGTTGAACATCTGCTGCTGCACATCCGCCGCATGGCGCGCAGCACTCGCCTGTTGTCCGCCGCCGATCAGCGAGGAAATCCCGCTGATGGCACTGCCCCCGAGAGCGGCAGCTCCCATCCATACGCCACTCATTGCACGCGTCCTATGTTGAAGAATTTGATGGCATCGCGATAGTCGATGGTGATCTCCTCTCCATCCATGCCGCCCAACGATCCTGCGATATCGCGCAGCGCGACCAAATACAACTCGTCACTGTCTGCCGACCCAGCGATCTTGGCGTTTGCATTGCGCGCATGATTCACCCAGTGAATCGCAGGTGTGCGCTTTCCATCGAGGCGAACCGGCGCGATCACGTCGTTCTCGCAGATGTCGCAGGTTGCGATCAGTCCTTTGCCCTCGATCGCGGAGGCATCCACTTTGAATCTGTACGGTCCCCACGGGAACATCATCTGCTCCTCTGTCGCGTCGCGAATCTGCTCTGCGTTGAAGCCGCGCTCCCAGATGAAGTTGTCGAAGTCCTGTCGATCGAGCGGACGATCGATGGTGAAATTCTTCTGCAGCTCGATGAACGATGGATCCATCTCCAAATACAACGCCTCCAGCGTCACGACGTCGGTGATGTCAGTCGCGTGCAAATTCAGCCACGTCGAATCCTCGTGGATGTAAGCCATCTTGCGCCCTGGATTCGCCACGCAAATCATCGGCGCTGTCAGTTCAAGCCGCGAGCCATCGTCATTGATCAAGGTCAGCCGCCCTTTCAAGAAAATATTCAGGTGCGGTGTCTTGTGCAGATGTCCGACGATCAAGGATCCCGCAGGCATCTGCACTTGGCGCACGTAGATCCCCGGCGCGAACATGTGAATGCAATTGCACGCCACCTGCGACAAGCCCTGACCGTAGCGGCCAATCAGCTCCATCGCGTCCGCTGTGGTCACTTGCTGGTTCATGTCGGCACGAACACCATGGTGGGCGCTGCCGTGAACGTCACCTTCAGCACATCGTTCTGTGAGACGGGAAACATTCCCGAGGTCTGCCCGGTGAGATAGAACTGGTTCTGCGTACGCGAGAACATGATCGAGGTGACCGTGCCGCCCGAGACGATCACGAATCCCTTCGACGGTGCGGTGTAGGCGAACGGGGAGCTGACGGGCGATAGCGTGACTTCGCCACTCGGTGGCGTGCCAAGTTCGGCCTGCGTGAAGTAGCGATACCAATTCTGATTGTTGCGCTGTCCGGTCGCGATCTGTTCTGTGTAGGTCGGCGGCTGCCGATACTGCACCGTACTCATGTAGCCTCCGCAAAGAGTGTTGCGCCGATGATGTCGCGCGGCACGGGATCCGAGATCACCACTTCCCACACCCGATCCCGCGCGCGCCCGAGCTGTCGCCAGATCGCGCGGTTCTTGGTCTCCCCCGCTTTGCCAATGGTGGTCCAGTGTTCGTTCGACCAACTGAATGCACCATCATCCGACCAGCGCAGCATCGCCTGCGGGTTCTGCCCCTGCCCCACCTGCAGTCCCACTCCCGGCGTGAACTCGATCTGCAGTTGCGCGAAGAACAGCCGCTCGCGGTTCTGCGAGGACCACACGTGCGGCGTGCGCCGCAAAGCGCGCAGCGGTTGCCCGTTGTCGGTGTAGAACTTGCGGCTCATCTGCAGGAGCTGTCCGTTCTGATAGTCGCCGACCAATCGCACATCGCCCATGTCCATGAAACAGTTCGAGCGGTGCCGGTGATAGACCGCATTCGCGGAGTCCCACGACAGGCGCTTCGCCCAGGTGTTCGAGATGAAGTCGTAGGCGAACGCGCTGTCTGCCGTCGGGAAGATCAGCACGTAGAACAGGTGCCCCTCTTCCAGATACGCGTAGCCGATCGCATCGGAGACGATGTTGAACTGGCTGATCGCATGCTCGATCGAATGCGTCGAGATCCGCGCCCAGGAGTAACCATCGGTGCAGACCACGACGTTCTGGCCCTGCTCATTGCGCCCGAGCCACACGAGCTGCGCCCCGGCGCGCGCAATCGAATGCACCGCCGCGCAACCGATCTGCGGACCCACTCCCGGCAAGCGCTGGAAGGCAAACGTTGCGCCGCCCGCGTTGAACCACACTTCGGTGGTGCGCTCGCCGATCAGCCACGCCTCGCGATTGTTCTCCATCAGCGTGACCAAATTGTCGGTCGAGGAATCCTTCAGCGCAAAGAACAAACCAGGGAAAAGCATCGAGTAAGGCGTCGGCCCGGTCGTGTAGAAGGTGCGCGTTCCCGGCTGATTGAACATCAGCCACCCTTCAATGAAGAGGATCCTATCCGCGCCTAAGAACCCAGGATCGGTGATCCGGCCAAAGGCAGCGACACTCAAGGTGATCGTGTCCGAGGCCGCATTGCCCGTGGCATTCGCCGTCATCGCAATGGTGAGCCCATTGCCATCGACCGAGCCGATGCGCGTGCCTGCCGGGATGAATCCCGAGGCCGAGACCAACGTGCCGGTGGAACTCGCGATGAGCCCCGGCGGCAGCGTGCCGGGAAGGGTGATCACGGGAGAGCCGAGGGTTAAGGTCCCGGTGAATACGGTCGTCTGTGGCGTCCCAGAGAGCGCATACGCGTAACCGTAGGTGCCATCGACCAGCACGCAATAGCCGCCGCCTAAGGGGTTCGCAACACCATTGTCGCGCATGACCACCGGGCCCACGTTGGTGAGCAGTGTGCCCACCTGCGTCGCGTTGAACACGGGTGGCGTCGTCTGCGTGGCCTGCGCAATGATCTTGATGAGATAGACAATGTTCGCGACAACGCACAGCGCGGTCTGTCCACCCGGCAGCACCCAAAGCCCACGCACCGGACCCGCGACCATCGAGTTGATGACAGCGTTCAGCCCAGGAGCCGCCAGGAGCGCATTCGCCATCTTCGGGTTCTTCTCATCCGGTTCTTTCTCCAGATAGAAGTTGATCGTGTCCTGTGCATCCTGCAGCGTCATCGGTGCTTGGTAGGAGTCGCCGACGAAACCGAAATCTCCACCCTTGAACATCAGCGGAAACCGCCATGCATGATCCAAGAGCGATCCGGTGTATCCGCGCGCACCAGGGATGAATCGAAGCGCAAGGTCACGACCGGATTTGCATTCGTCACCTTCAGCAGCTCGCGCGCCGCCTTCGCATTGGTCAAGAGGACCGGCGCAGGCTGCTTGCCGTAGATCGGTGCCAGCTCAAGTGACAGCAGAGTCTTGAGCGCGCGCGTATACCCTTCCGGCAAGGAGTACGCAGAATTCAGCGACGCAAACGATTTGATGATCAGATCGGTGAACACATGTGCGGTGTATCCTGAGTTGGGATTCGGATACACGTACAGCGTTCCGTACGGGAAGGTCGGCTGGTAACTCGCGATGATCGGCCACGGACCATTGATGTTCTTCAGCAGCTCCTCCTTGTAACGATCAAAGCTCACCATCTCAAAGTAATAATCGAGACTGGCATTCGAGGAGGTGGTGGAGCGGCTGAAGCCATTGCGGAAATGCAATGGACGCGGCATGACGATGTCGCCTGGAACGGTGTAGGTCAACTGATCGGGGTTCGCAGGTGTAGCGGTCGCGGGAGCGGACAGGGTCACGGTGTTGACGCCGATCGCTGTGACGGTGGTCGGCACCGGCACCAAATTGTTGCCGGTCGGAATCACCGCCGCGAGATCCGTGATGTACGCGCCCACTTTCAAGTTCGACGGGATGTTGGTCACGCCCGTGATGACGTTCGATCCGCCGGTCACGGTGCCAAGAAATGTCCCGCCGATCGGATTACCAACGCTGTACTGAAACTGATTGTTGATCCACGGGAAAACGGTTTCCGCTTGCGTGTAGACAAACGATTCTTCGTTCGAGAGCGAATCGACAAGATCGTTGAGAACATTGAGGCCGGTCTGCCCATCACTCGCGTTGAGCGGCTCCCCAGGACTGTAGGAGTTGATGTTGAGCAGCGCGCCTGTGATGAGATCGAGCGCTGTGGTCGCCATGGTTTAGATGCCCTCACCTCGTGTGAAGGTCACATTCCCTGCGGTGCCGCCGGTCGCCAGGATCACACTCGCGCCATTCACCTCAGCCGCCACCGACACGATGACGCTTACCCCCGGCGCGACTGGATAGCCTGCGGCCTGCGTTGCTGCGACGATGGAGCCGACCACACCAAAATTGACGAACGCCCACGCAGTCGTCTGATTCGAGATCTGAATCTGCACCATCGAATTGCCAGAGACGACTCCGGCGAAAGGAATGGTGTTCGCCGCTGCGGCAACCGTGGCGGCAATGGTGGTCGATGGCAGGAGCTGTCCTGGCGCACTACCCGCACTCGGCGCGTAGAGCGGATAAAACCGTCGCGTTTCCATTACACGACAGCGCTAGGAAGAGAGCTAACGCCTCCAGACATTTCGGGTCGCTGCACGATGAAGAGGAATGATTGCGGAGCTGTGCCGTTCACCGCCGCAACGGTGGTGTTCGACCACAACATGGTGAGCGTGTTGATCGCACTCACGAACGCATTCTCTACTGAAATTCCCGCCACTACCGATTGCTGATTCCACGTGATCACATCTCCCGGCAGGAGTCCCTGCACCGTGATCACTTGAGATGCGGTGCTATTCGCCGCAAGATTCGGAACGGTCACCAGTGGCACGTTGATGATCATTCCTAGGGGAATGTTTCCCCGTTGGACAGTCGTTGGTCCCGGCATAAAAGTGTCTCCCAAATAAAAAGGCCGGTCTGAAGTCCCGGCCTAACGGACAACGCAAGTCGCGAAGTTGTTTGTTTCAGCTCAGATCGTAGCCGTACAGGAATACGTCCACGGTGCCGCCTGCGACAACCACAGCCACGTTCACGTAGATGTTCTGCACGGTCTGAGACACTGCTACCACAGTTGTTGCCGCGACCACGCCTGCCGCTTGACTGGTATTACCCGCCAGTGCTGCTGCTGCTTTGATCGCCGTGCCGCCCGCATTCGCTGCTGTGAATAGACCGATCGATGCGGTTGCGATCGTGCCCGAGACACCATTGACGAGTGCGTTCGCCGTGACGATGTTGACGGGCAACCATGAGGAGGTGTTGATGATTTGAATGAGCGCTGCATCGCCGAGGTTGCTCACCGGCACCCCGCGTGCGGATCCCATGAGTCGCAACTGGTTTGCCGCCTGCGGTGGAGCCGTAGTGCCGAGAGTATTGACCGGTGTCAGCACCGCTTCGCTCGATTGCGTCGAGGTAACTGCCGGACCTGGATTGATAGAAGGCATGTTGTGTTCTCCTTTATCCGTTCACTCGCAGCCCGAGGCTGCGATACAACGACGCGGGTCCGTACAGGACGTCTGCCCTTGTGGGTTCGCTGTCGTTGTTAATTGAGTACTGCGTGACACAGCGAATTGACATGCCCACGTCTTCGTCGTCGTAAGCACGCACCGCCATCTCCACACCCTGCGGCAGAGGCAAGTCGGCGAACGCGAGAGCGTACGCATACTTGTGGAAGATCAATCCTTGCGGGCTCGCGATGTTGGCATTCGCGGCACCCGAGCCACCATTGATGGTGATGACTGCGGAGGCAGCGGGTGCTGCATTCACGTTCTGGAATTGCCCGCCCGAGATGATCGCCTCACCGATGACGAGCGTGAGCAGTCCACCCGCATCCGAGGTATACAACCCCGTGAGCGGATTGAAGCTGCCGTTCGCAAGCGCTGCCGGTGCGAAGAAGATACCGGTCGTCGCAGCACCATTGGGTGGAGTCTGAAAGCCACCCGGCGGCAACACGACGAACTGCTTCGGCGTGCGGCCATACTGCAACCGGTTCTGCGGATTGACCGGGAACACACCTGCGATCTGGATCGTGTCACCCACTTTCAACACAGCGGTCGAGGCCTGCCATCCTTTGGTCTGGAATGTGCCGGATGCCGCCCACCCTGAGGTGAGAAGCGCGGTCCCTGCGGGGACGGTCGCCACTGCTTGCGCCGTGCCGGTGCCGACTGGACCTGTGATGTAGGTCGCGACGTTCTGATCTTCCCACCAGTCGAGGCCCGCGAATTCGCGAGCAACCAATCCCTTCTCGTTGTACTCGCCGATCTTCGCCTGCGGGTTGAACAGCCCCTTGACCGCATCAGTAGCGGCGGACATCGAGATCGGATCCAGCACGCAATTCTTCTCGCCCTCCGTGGGGCAGGCTTCTGCCGCAAGATACGCGCGACCGTCGGAGAACAGCTTGTAGGAGGCGGGCTGCACACCCGGCACGCCCACGTTGGTCGCGGTATTCAGGAACGCGTACTGATACGTGTCCGAGTCGATGCGATTTGCAATCGCCGCGATCTGCGGACGCAGGATGCGCTTCTTGAACATGTCCATCGAGAGCGCGAGGTCCTGTGTGGTGAACTGCACGTCCACGTGGAACTGATAGTTCAGCACCACGGGCGTATAGGTCTCGTTGCTGTCCTCGACGTTCAACGGTGGACCGTAAGTGCCGAGGTAGCGAGGCGGGCGGCGGACGTTGCAGGTGTTACCGATTTTCGCACCGGTCTGCGCGTACTCGTTCGAGTATTGACGCTCAACGCGGTTTGCGATCACCAGTTCGTTCTCCAGCACGACGAGAGCCTCGTTCGTGATGTAGCTCATGGTGAGCAAATTGTTAGCCATCGAAATCTCCTAAGGGTTGGTCAGTGCCTGCGCGAACGCTGCCGCTCAAACGCCCGCAATTGCTGGAAGTTCATCTTTGAGGGATCGGTGATGACTGCCGCTGCTGCGGTGGTGGTGATCGGCGTGATCGGTGCTGGTGCTGCTTTCGAGGGTGGCGGCGCGGGTTTCTCTTCCGGTTCCGGCGGCTTCTCGAAAGTGAGTTCAAGTTTCCCCACTTCGGCAATGGCCCGTAGCGGGTTCATTTTGTTAATGCGTTGCAAGTACTCCGGGTGCTTCGCGAGGTAGTAGCTCACCTCACCGATGTGTTCGCTCGCGGAGAGGTACTGCAGCAACTGTGGATGCGTCTCCACATTCGCCTCGTTCATCACAGCGAGAAAATCAGGGTGCTTCTTTCGAGTCTCGGCGACGCGCTCCTCGGCGATGCGCGCTGCTTCCGCCGCTTGAATTTGTCGTTGTTCCTCTGCGAATTTCGCCCGGTCATCTGCTACGGCTTTATTTGCTGAATAAGCCGCCAACTCTTCTGCGTACTCAAACGCCTTGAACTGACCCTTGTCGTCGTAAAACTTCTGCGGATCTGGTTTCTTCAACTCCGGTTCTTTCGGGGCTTCCGGCGCGCCACGTTTCAACTCAGTGAGTTCGGCCTGCAACCGACGCTCACGCTCCTCGACCAATCGACGTTCATTGAACTGCTGTTCGGCGAACCGTTCAGCCTCTGCAATCTCTTCTGCCCGTTTTTCGGCGAGTGCTTTGAAGGACTTCGCCTCTTGATGCTTCTTGTTGATCAGCCGATTGAAGCGTTCCGACTTCTCGATCTCCGCCTGGATGGTCGCATCGTCATCGACGTACTTGTCATCGACCGGCGGCGCGACCTCCTCTTTTTTCTCGCTGAGATCAGCGGCGGGTTTCTCCTCCTTGACCTCAAGTGGCGGCGCTGCTGCGACCGGCGCGGGTTTCTTTTCTGCCTTGATGTTCTCGGTGGGCTGTCCCGTTGATACGAAATCATTCAAGCCCGCCGAGGTCACTACTTTGCCCATACGTTCACCTGCGCGTAACGCGCCTTGGATTTAATCGTCGTCGTCAATCGTCTTTGCTTTCGGGTGCGGCTCATCTGCGAGGGTCTGCAGATTGAGCGGCGTACCGGGAGGCCGATGCTTCTCGATGTGCTGGGACGTCAGGTCCCACCAGTCGGGCACCGTGTGTTCTTCTGTGTCGTGGAAATGATCCGCATTCTCGAACTGCGAGTAGTACGCGGGCAGCGACAGCGTTTCTTTGTCCTCGAACGGATCTTTACCCATGACTACCTCTTGTGTCGCAGCTCGCGTTCATAGCCGGGATACGCGCCCATGGGCTCCTCGCGTGTCATCCCAGGCGGCAACTCGCGCGGCACGACGTTGCCGTCGTTGTCGTACAGATCTTTCACGTGCGGCTGAACCGGGATCTCGACGTGATGCACCGTGGGAATGCTGTCGCCGGGGATCGCTTTGCCGGTCTTCGGATCCACACCGGGACTCGGATGGCGGATCAATTTCCCCTTTTTGTCGCGCATCACCTTCGGGTCATAGTCCACAAAGAACCCGCGATGTTTCTTCGTTGCCTCGCGCGCCTTGTCCTGAACCATCTTGTTCTTGAGCGCCACGATGTGGCCCTTCTTGTCGATGGGCCGGAAGTCGTGTTCATCACCATTCAGGATCGGATAGTTCTTGCCGGTTTCTTTGTCGAAGATATGCGTCGGCAGATGATCCTTATCGGAGAACGCCATGGCGACGTTGCCGCCTTCATCGAGATGCTTTCTCATCTCGCGCCAGTTCTGGTACGGGTTGTGGATGTATTCCCCGTTCACCGTCTGCGAGAGACCCGTCGATGAGCGAGTCAGGAAATGGTTCGGCGCGACCGGCTTTTGCTTGAGCTTCGTATAGTCGTAGAACGACACATCCTTGTGATTTTCGATGATCGGCTTGTACACGCGCCCAGGAATGTCCGAGAGGATATTGAGACGCACACCCAAGTGGTTGTCGTGCCTCTCGGCGAGCCGCTTGTGCGACTCGATCTCATCGTTCAACTTGATCGCGTAATCCTTCGGGTTGCGAAACAGCGCGAGCGTGCGCCGCCGACCCGCGAGACGCGGACCCTTCACCGCAGCTAAATCCTTGCCGCCACCCCCGGCGAAATTCTGTCCCGAGGTCTTGCCTAAGCAGATGTCCTCGCACGCGAATCGATTCGGGCAGAGATTGAATTTGCCCTCGCCATAGGCGGGAGAGAGCGCGACTCCCCATGCCTCGACGCCGCGCTCCTTGCCCGTATTCGGATCTGTGATCTTGAGCGGTTCACGACCCTCGCTTCCTTTCTGCGTCTTCTCCAATTTCCCATTCGTCAGCATCAAGTCCTTGACCTTGCCGCTTTTGGTGCGCGTCAGATGCTCACCGAGCGCTTCTTTCGCACGCTTCGAGTTCGCGATGCGATCCTTCAGCGAGAGCGACAGGTGATGCTTCATCGCATCGCGGATCGCCACTTCGAGCGACTTGGTACTCACCTCGCCAAACGGCACGTGACTCGACGGTCCCGGCGGCAACGGCACCCCAGCTTGCGGCGGCGGCGGTTCAGCCGCGACGGTCGTCGGCTGTTTCTCTTCTGACTTGCGCCGCTTGTACTCCGCGTACGCTTCGAGCGAACGCGGGTTTCCCCCGGCGGGCAGGATGCTCGCCAGTGGTCGCATGTTCGCCGCCATTACTTGATCAACTCTGGATCAAGAATGGAGACTTGGTTCTCGCCGATGGAATCTTTCTTTCCAATCAGCACGCGAATGCCATGCGCCTTCGCGATATGCGCAATTTGATTGCGCTCTTTCTCGTGTTCCGCGCCCATCTTCAACGGCTCATATTCATGCAGCACCCGACCCATGTGATCGTGCAGCTTCGCTTTCTCATCGCGTTTCAATCCCCCATGGATGTAGCCGTACTGGTGATGCGGCAGGCGCGGAATATTGATCTCATGCACGGTGCGGCCTTTACCCTCGCGTGCCTTCGGCCCGCCGCCATACGATGCCGCCAGCCATCGATGCGGGGTCGCGAAGATGCCGCTGCCCATCTCGCCGCCGTGCGACACCCGCTTGAGACCAGCGGTGCCTGTCTCGGTGCCGCGATAGAGTTTCGTGGGACGCGTCATCTCCTCGCCGGTCGTCGGCAAGATGTCCAACAGCGGCTTCAGCACGCACTACTTCTCGTGCGCGATCTTGTCTGCGTCGCGCAGTGCTTCCTTGGTCGCGGCCCGCTCGTGGAGCTGGGCAACGTGGGTGTCCAAGATCTTGCCCTCGACTTGGATGTTGGCGACATCGCGCGCGGTCTTGCCCTTGATCATCGTGTCGTGGGTGCGCGTCATGTTGTCGGCGATCGTCTCATGCTCCTTCAGCTTCATCTTGTCGCGCTCCACCTGCATCCATCCCTGCTCGATGTCGGTCTTGAACTTGAGCTGCATCTGCAGTTGCTGAATCATCTGCTGCGCCTGCTGCATCTGCTGCTGCATCGCCTGGACGACGCCCTGCGCCTCGCGCGGCAACGATGCGACCATCTTCTGCATCGACTGCGGATTACTCGGCATCAACCGATCGGCGAGATCATCCGCGCCCTCGAAGTCCATGCTGCGCACAACCACATCCGCGCCGACCTTGATGACCGGCTCCGCAAGCGGCGTCTTCAGAAGATCAATCATTGCGCTCGCGCCTTCGAGGCGTTTCGTCTCATAGCCGGGACCGGTGTCCATGACGACGTCATAGCGCCCGGTGGTGAGATCATTCTTCACCGTCATGATCGAGGGATCTTCTGGATGCGGCTGCTGGCTGTTGATCGGCTCCATCTGCGGCACACCGTCCTCGCCGATGATCCGCTGCATGCGCTGCGTCGAGTAGTAGAACGGGATCAGTTGCAGCAGGATCCGCCCGGTCTGCGCAATCGCGCGCGTCTGATTGTCGTAGTACTGGAAGTGTCCAATGTCGGACAATGCCTGCCGCTGCTGCAAGGCTCTGCCACTGATCGCCGCCCCCGGCACGTCCGCCGACGGGTCGTGCGGCATGCCCGCCACTGCCATCAAGTCCTGCTGCGCGCCCTGTGCCGCTTGCACCGCGCCCGCAGGCACCGGCACCGGCTGCATGCGCTGCGGTGGCGGCAGCACCTGCTTGCTGCCATCGGGCTGCTCGACAAACGCGGGTTCGTACACCAGCGCCGAATAGGGCTTCTGGTTCGCGTCCTTCCACTCGTTGTGCCCATCGAGCTGACCGGCGGCAGCCACCCACGGAGCTTTCGGAGCCAACGCCAGCAGCTCCGTCTCCATGGTGCGCCAGTAGTTGTACATGCGCGCCGGATCCATCAGATCCCACACCATGCCCTTGCGGCGCACCCGGCCATTCAAGTCCAGCACATTGCCTTCGCAGCGAATCACCGGGATCCACTTATCCGGCAGCGGATCGTTGGTCGAGGATCGCCGGTCCACAATCTCGGTGCCGTTCAGCTTGTACCACTCGACCGTGCGGCGCACCGAGGGGCGCGAGAAGCGGGTTTTCGTGACCTGGGCAGCGGCGAGATCCTTCGCGAGCTGCTTGATCTGATCCTCGAACAGCGCCATGCCGTTCGACATGCGCCACAGCGTGTCCTCGACTTTGCGGATCCGGTAGTACTCCGCGAGCCGGATCTCATCCTTGGTCTCCCACTCGGACATCGCATCACCGCTGCTCGCCTGCCGCCACTCCGTGTTGTTGGCATTCGGGTACTCGCGCTTATAGTCCTCGCGCTTCATCTTGTCGGTGATGATCACCCAGTCGGCATCCTCACCCGTGGGCAGGACGCTCGATGGATCCATGTACACCGTGAAGGGATTTCGGATTGGAACGATCTTCAGCTCTTGATCGAAGCTCGCCTCATCGATGAACTCCGACAAGATCCGCCAGTAGCCCCAGCCGATCGTCACCGCCGACTCGCCGCCCGTGTCGTACGCGACGCCCGCCTCCGACATGTTCTCGATGTGGCGGATCAATCCCGCGATCACCTTAGCGGTTGACACCTGCGCCCCGTCTCCGACCGGATGCACTTTGATGCGCGGACGTTCCTGGCGCATGTTGTTGACGACGCGCCTGACGAACGTGTTCGTGTGATTGATGGTGAGACTGGGCCGCTTATCAATGCGCCGCTGGTTGTACAGATCCTCCGGCCATTGCTGCCCGTCGCGAAACTCCAACGCCTTGACGCCATTCGCGCGGTTCTCGTTCTCCGCTTCCTGCGCGATGCGAAACCGTTCCTGACACTCGGCCACAATCTCCGGGTCCGAGACCGCAGGGGTATCGGCGCGCGAGGGGATCACTGGCATATCAATTCGGATTCTGTGTCTGGCGCAGGTAGCTCAAGCTATTGAATTCCTGCAGAGGTGCTTCGATGATTGCTGTCCCTCCGCCGTTATTCAATGTGGCTCCATCTGCTGTGAAATTGATCGAGCTGCAGAGGATGTTGGTCGAGTCCGCTGTCCAAATCTGCAACGGTGTCGTCGGCGGCATCAGCCCATCCACCCAAGTCCATCGGAGCGCACCAGCAGTCCGCGCTGCTCGAACTGCGGCGTCGGCATGCGCTTGGTCTGGGTGCCTGCGAAACGTTTCATCATGATCGCGTAGCGCGTCGCCGACATCAGGTCATCGTTCAATTTCACGATGAGCCCTTCCTTGCGATGGTAGAGGTTGAACTCCTCGAACCATTCGGCGAGGTGCGTGAACACTTTCAATCGTCCCGACTGCATGCGATCGAGCATCTCGGCAATGCCCGCCTCAAGTCCCGAGGTGCCATCCTCAAAAGTCGCGCGCACGCGCAACAGATTCAGCCCCTGCTGCCGGTACTGCGCGGCGAGCTGCTCACCCGAGCCCTTGTCATGCTGCAAGCCATCGTGCGGCCACGCGAACGGAAGCCACGCGCCCCACGGTCGCACGGCACCGGAGAAACTCGCCGGGGTCTGCTCGCGCGCGCGGTGCGCGGCGATGACGTACAGCACATCGCCGTCTCGATCCCATGCGAGCCGCACCGCCGCCGAGGGGTGATCCCAACCGAAATCAAGCCCGCCGATCTGCGGCCAATGCTCTGGGATCTTGAACGAAGGCACCCGCAGATCGTCATCGTTCACTGGAAACACGCGTCCGCTCCCGAGCTGTGGAATTCCCCGAATACGCGCGTCACGCTCGAACGGCTTGTAACTGCCGATGATCGCGGCGCGCTCTTCCGCGCTGTAGTGCGCGGCATCCTCGATGCCCATCTGCACGAAATGCGTTCCCGGCTGATGATCGATGATGAATCGCCGCACCACGCCCGTGACGCCCAACAGCGGCGTGAACGTGATGAAGGTCATCCCCCCCGTCGCATTGGTCCGTGTGAGACCTTCCGTGTAGATATCTTCTGGCGGCTCTTCATCAAACCATACGAAGTCGAGCGTTTCGCCCTGCCACTTTTCACGTCCTTTCTCGTAAGACTTGAGCTGTAGCGTCGAAGTAGCTCCGCTTGAGTGGCGAACGAGGATCGTATCCACAGCGTCCGCCAAACCGCGACTTGCGCTGGTGTCAATAATCCGGTCACGAGGGATTGATCCAGTGCCAAGGGAACCCGTGCGTCCGAGGAGGATTCGCTGCGGATTGTCTCGCGTCGATTCACCCGTGACTCCTGCGGCCCAGCCAACAGTTGCCCGATCCCACCTGCGACCCACCCACCAGTCAGGGTAATCGCCCGTGAGATGCATCGCGGTCTCAAAGCCCGCCGCGAGCGTTTTGCCCAATTGATTTCCCGCCATCAGCAAGCGTTCGCGAAAATCCTTTCCCGCTGCGTGAAATTCCGCCTGCTTCGGATATGGCGCGTAACTAGTTAAGCGTTGCAGACTCGACCGGCGGCTCGACTCCTTCTCCAACGCCGACAGCAAGTCGGCTTCTGAGGTAGTTAATCCCGGCGGTGAGTTCGGCATCGGACAATTCCTCAAGCATGGTGGTCTGCTCGAATTGCTTCGGCATCAGGGAGGCCACGCATTTGATGTAGCCAACGGGGTCGAGCATTCGTGCTGCCTCGATGGTCTTCTTGCCGAATTTGTCGAAGTCATCCGCGAGCGCATGCAGGAATGAGCCCTGCAGACGATTGCGCGAGCTGACCGGACGGTGCGCCTGATGTCCCGGCTTGAACTGATACGGCGCGATGCGTGCCGTCTTCTCAGCACGCGCCTGATGCGGCGGCAGTCCGAGAATGGGTTTCGGTCTCGCTTCGACTGGCAACTTCTCTTTCGGTTTCTCTTTCGTCTTCATGTAACACCGCTACGTCCTCTTCCCGGCAGATCACGCACCAATCCCCGTCGCACCACACCTTCGGCCAGAGGTATCCGCCCAACTCCATGCCGCCCAGCTCGACCACGTCGCCGACCCTCACCTCGGTCGCGCGGAAGACCTTCGACTCGCGGATCGTGTGATAGGGCTTGCCATCCTTAAAGCCACGGGAATGAATGTTGGGATAGCAGCCGGGTCCCGCTGCAATGACGCGCCCGCGTACGACCTCGCCATGCCAATCAGCACGCAACCGATCGGACAGTGCGAGTGGTAGCGGTTTGACGATGAGCTGATCGCGCAACGGTCGCAGCCGTGCTTCGGGAGCGACAAAATTGACCGCGCGACACCCAAGACGAACCCCAGATTTTCCCATCAGTGCAGCGCCGGATGTCCCATCACGTACTGCAAAGCCCACAGGAGCAGAATGACACCCACGATCACATACACCACCGTTTTCACGATGGGGGGAATGCCGGGGACCTGCGAGACGCCCCACAGGAGCAATCCCGCGATACACAGAACGATGAATGCGCCCATCAATGTAGTGATCATGCGTCCTCCTTATGGTGGCGATGATTCTTGTGAGGCTTCTCTTTCGCGGGCTCCACCTCCACATACCCCTGAGGTTTGCGGCAGCGCTTGCAGCCGATGCGCCCATCAGGGAATTGCAGCCAGAATGGCTCCTCGCATTCGCAGAAATCGCTGTCGCTCATTTGCGCCCCTTCTTGCGTTCGCGAAACTTCGAGTACGCGACTGCTGCCCGCTGTTTTGGATCTGAAAATGTCTTTCGGGATTCGGATGAGCCCATGTAACGCCCGATGAATGATTTGAGCGTCTCGCCTTTAACGGGGTTCGGCATCGTGATTGATCTCTTTCGCGCGGTTCTCATCCTCGATGCGAAATTTCACACCACGTCCGCCCGAATCGACCTTCTGTTCGCGCTCCGCTTTCAACATGCGATCGCCGACCAGCCGCGTGCCCAAGTGTTCACTCGGTCCCGAATGCTTGGTGCGACCCGATGCGGTGTTCGCGCGGTAGTCGCGACCGAGGGGTCGCTCGCCCTGGACGATGTTCCCCGTGGAACTCGGCTTGCCGCGCCCGATCGAATCGTGCCCGCGTTTCATTCGCCCATCTTCCGCACGTTGGAGTGATCGCAGCACTCCTTCGGCATCTTGAAGCGCACGCCGTGCGAGCCGGAGCTGCCGACATGCTCGATGTCATGCACGTGGCCGGATCCGGCCTGATGCCCTTTCTTGTTGTCCGAGCCGTGTTCGCTCGCCTTGTTTTCCTGTTCAGCTTTGCTCATGACTTGTCCTCTCGAACGTTGGAGTGATCAGTGACAGCAGGGACCTCGAACTGTGCGCCTGCGCCACCTGGAGAGCCCACGCGCATCGCATCGGCGACGGTCGGTGCAGATAACACGCGATGAATCAGCCGTGCTTCGCGTCCGCCGATCTTGCGACCGCTGCGATTCGAGGAAGCGATTGCTTTATCGACTGCGCCTTTGTGATAACCAGGGTTCTTTGTCATCGGAGTACCTCAATGCATAACGATTGCTGATCGCAACCTTTCCGTAACGGCGATTCGGGCCGATGTGATCTTCCATGCGCGAACTCAAGATGATTGTGTTTTCCAAAATCTTCAGCGCTTGATTCGAGTAGTACGAAATCGTGAGCAGCGTCGTGCCGCTCCCCGGCGCGACGATCCACCCCTGTTTCGGCGGCAGAAAAAACGTTTTCTCTGGCAGCAGCAGCTCCTCCTCGATGAGTACCGTGGGTACGAGGATTGCGGAGCCCAGAGCTGCGAGGAATGTGCGGCGAGAAATCATTTCCGCTCACACGATCAGTGCTGCGGAGACGCGAAGGCGATTCTGCGCGGAAATTTGCTCTTTTTTCGGAACCGTGTCCAGTGCTGAATTGACGTAGTAGTCAGCACGATCGACACGTCGGCGTAGACTTTTGCGATCGAGCCCGAGTGAAATGCACTTGTCTTGGAATGTGCCGCCTTGTCCATAAAACTTAATCAGCACAGCGCGAATATCGCGCGGCGCGCAGCACACGATGTGGTCTATCTCTGCGATGTGAGACGGCATCTCGCGCAAATCCTCGCCGCCGCGACCAAACATGCATTTGAACATAGAACTTAACTGCGGCTCACCGCCGCACGCCCATTTGCCCCACTCTTTTAAGCGTCGCCGGGTCTCACAGATCACGGAAATCCTCCGCATTCGATGCGACACCAATTGCAGAGGATGTGAGTCGATTTGGGAGGAAGTTGGCGCGTGCAAATCGCGCAATATTGAAACCTGGATTGGTTGCGGGCTGCTGAGTTGAACAGCCTTTCGAGTTTATGAGACTCGCGTGACGCCGGTTCACTTGCCCGCTCTAGATCCATGGCCGCGAAGAATGCATCACGTTGAACGAGAAGTAAAAAAAAGCCGCACGAGTGTGCGGCTTTGGAAAGACTCGGCAGTTTTCAGCAGCGTTACGCGCGCGGATTGCTTTTCTTGTGCAGCTCCGCCGCGCGCGTGATTCCCGCCGAGAGCGAGCCCTCGCCCAACTTGCGCAGGAAGCGTTCGACGTCCACCGTGATGTGGATCTGGAAGCGCACCCCCGCCTTGCCGTGCAGCGGCGGACGCCCCCGCTTCGGCTTGCGCGGGCTCATGATCTGCCTCCGATCGCGCGGCAGATGCCCCAGGCGAGGAGGCCGACGATCGCGCCGAGGATTGGGCCGCCGACGAGCATGATGATGAGCCCCAGGATCAGCGAGAGCCAGATCGCGAAGCTCATGACTGCACCGAGGGATGCGAGACGCGCACCGAAAAGCACTTCGGACAACGCGACATCGGCGCGACCGCACGCCACTCATGCTGGCATGAACGGCACACGTTGAGCTTGGTCGCGTTCGGATTCAGCTGATTCATCCACCCCAACTGATGCGGAAGCAAGTTAGCGCGGCTCATGACTGCACCAGGAAGCGAATGACCTTCGAGGCCTGCTCTGCGACCGTCGAACTGGGCGTGAGGCAGTGCTTGACTGACAGCTCGCGAATGCGCTCGCGTGCGGCGCGCAACTCCTCGTTGCCAAAGTACTCAGGCTTGCCGAATCGGTTGGTGGGAGCGGCGAGCAGCGTCGCGGCGTCGAGGAGGAGCTGAGTCAGCACAGCTTGCTTGGGCTTGCGGCTCATGACTGCACTACCGACACGATGAAGGACTTGCGACCGGCCTTGAGCTTCTGCGACGCCAGCTTGATCGCGAGGTCCTCGCGACCGCACCAGCCCGCGTTGTAGTAGAACATCGTGCCGTCGGTGGAGATCAGCGAGTTCGACATCTCGTTATCGAAGCGCGCCAAGGACTCTGCGATTGCGCCTTCGAGCCCACCGTTGACGACGCGCGTCGCGGTCTCGATGTGCTGCTTGACGTCCGCGTCATGACGCTCCTGCGTGTCGTAGCTCGCCTTCACGAGGTACTCGCAGGTGCCATCGAGCCAGGACTGATGCCACTTGAGGTTCATCTCGTAGGAAGCGCTGGCGCTCAACTTCGCCTCATCGCGCGCCACCGAGATGTTGACGCCCACAATCACAGTGTGGGTGTAGATGCGATTCTGCGAGGAACGCTTGAAAGCGTGACCGTCGTGGATCGCCGTGAATTTCGTTGCCTTTGCCATTTACTTGACTCCTTGTCGCCACGGTATTGTGGCGTTCTTGGATTTTGCGCCTGTTTTGCAGGCCCTGCAAGGCATTCTATACACCGTAAATATTGGTGTATATTGTCAAGTCAGGTGCCGCCAATATATAAGGTGTGTAGAATTCGAGTCACGGGCAATTCCGCCCGACACGGAGTCAGAAAATGAGCAGCAACGATAAGTCCTACGACCTGAAGCAGATCCTGAACCAGCTCTTCCCGGCCCTCGCCATCACCGTCGGCTACATCGGCAATGTCGGCTTTTGCGGCCGCACCTACATCGATGACCGCCGCTTCCTGATCTTCACCAACATGGTGATGGACGGCTACTACGGCAAGACCACCATGTCGATCGACTACGATCCCGCCGAATCGTTCGAGCGCTCGATCCGCCGGGTCCGCCTCGCCGCTGCTCGTCACTTCAACCGCGCTGCCGAGGCGGCTGACGCCAAACTAATGAATGCGATGTCAGAACCCGCCCAGCCCTCGAATGTTTACTACACCGACGAAGATTTCGCGATGCAGGTGCGCTCGTGAGCATCACTCGCAAACAGCGAGCAATCAACGGCATTCGCGCCAACATGGATGCGCGATTGATCCACGGCACCGCTGCCAACAACGACGTGCGCCCCAGCGGCATGGAGTTGACCGAGTTCGTCGTCACCGAGGAGCATGGGTTGACCTTCGTGCGTGCCGAATTGAACCAGGGCACGTTCGGCACCCTGCTGCACGCGTTCTCGCACGAGTACTGGTTCTTCCAGATCGGCGAGCGCGGCGCGGTCACGGTGCTGATGTATCCCGAGCATATGCGCCAGTTCAAAGGCAAGCGCTACTTCGGTTGGAGCGTCAAGTGATGAAGACCGTCATCGAGCTGCACGCGCAGCACGTCGACGCTTCGCAGAAACGCGACGACGCCGCGCGCCGCGCGATCGCCGCCTTCGAGGCCGGGAACACTGCCGCCGGGGAGGAGGCTGCCGAGGAGGCCGAATGGTGGGATCTCATCACCCGATCCTTGGAACCGGATTCGGGCATCACACAGCGATAAAAAAAGGGGGCGAAAGCCCCCTTCTCTTTTACCCTTCAGGGTTCGTGTTGTTCTTTTTCGGCACCTTGAAGTCATCCACAGACCCCATCGATCGCAACCACTTCATGTACGAGCTGCCGCTGATCACCAGCAGCTTGCCGACACGAATCAGCGCTCCATTCACGATCAACTGACGCCGATATCTCTTGATCAAATAGCGCGCCCTCGATTCCGAGTTGGGGTACACCTCTTCAGGCCAATCCTTGACCGCCCACGTTCGCTTACTGCTCATGCATAACCCTCCGCTGGACAATTTGCGCTCATTGCCTCCTCTGCTTTCCCTCGAATCCTCGCCTCAGTGCGTTGTTTCAATGTGATCCTCGATCTCCACCAGCGTTATCTCGCCGGTCTTCACGAACGTCGCCGCCGAGACCAGACTCATCGCAATGCCGACCGCATCGTGCGGAGCCAACTGCACCGCTTTGACCGGCTTATCGAACAGCAATACGACTCTCCCCGGCTCCAAGTCGGTTCTGATCTCCATCCGCACCTGTCCGTCCTGCTCCACCATCACCATCACTCCAATTGCACGCATTCTTGGGGTCTCGCATCGAAGATCGCGCGCACATCCTCCGGTATGCCCTCGTAACGCCTCGCCAGCTTGCGCAACGCCGGGACTACCTTCGTCACATCGTTCATATCGAGCGGTGCCCCGTACGCTAAACCTAACGCATCGAAGAACTCGCCTTCCTTTATGTGCAAAACGTGATGCAAGGCAAAATTCACGTGGCCGTTATAAACAATTCCCGCCTGCCACCACATCTCACCCAGCACACAGCGCGGATCAGCATCGCTTCGCACAACCCGCACTGTTGCAAAATCAAACCGCGCTGGATTCTGCTCGATCGCATCCGCTGCCTTCAACATCACTTCTGAAATATTCATGTGTCCGCCCTCCGTTTCGTTATTACTCCAACACCTCTACCTGTGCGCCTCATTCGTAAGCAAGTATTGATAGGCCCGCAAGAGTTGCCGCTGGCGCGTGCAAAACCAGATGTTCGCCACGTTCACGATCATGCTAACGACTTGCACCGCAGCCCACCAATATCGCTCGCGCACCATATACAGCGCGAACATCACGCAGCAAAACGCCGCACCCGCTCGCGCGAACCAGATGATCTGCGTCCAGCGGCGCAATAATTTCGGGATCCACGCCCCAGGATTCTGCGGTTGTAACATCGCATCGTGATCATGTGGCACTTCACCCATTGAGCTTGTGCTGCCGCTGCAGCGCCGTCTGTTCTTGCGCCTTACGGCACAACATCGCCATCTCCTCCTTGGTCAGATGATCCCGAAAGCCCCTGCCGTGAAAGAACACCGCAATTTTCGGCGGATCCATCGACAGAATTTTCATCTCCACATCCACAACGTGGCCGCGCAGCAACGTCTTGAACCGTACCGGATTGCTCATTTCTCCTCCTTGGCGAACAACGCCTCCAATCCCTTCAGCGCCGCCTCCTGCTCCGTCAGCTTGCGCCGCTCCTCGATGGGCTGGTCCGTCAACATCACCTCGGTGAACACCGGACCGTACAAATACCCCTTCTTGCGATCCTTCCAACCGCCAAAATATTTGTGCTCCGCCAACTTCTTCTCGATCAAAACGCGCGCCTGCGTCCGCGCCGCCTTCGAGGGATACGTCGTCACATCGCGATAACGCACCGACTCGGCCCACTCCACGACCAACACGTAGTCGCGCGGCTTCTTGTGCGGCGGAATGTGCTGTTGTTGCACACCTGGATCAGACTTGCG